CCTTCTAACATCTGTTCCTGTTGAGCTAATACTTGGTCTTCCTTCTGCATTGCTTGCTGTTGTTTCTGGGCTATGACTTCCGGTCTTGTAATGTATCTATCAGGATCCTGAACACCGTCAGCCTCAAGCCAGTCGTAAGCGGCATTGTATTTATCCTCAGCGTCAATTATTTCTGGAGTTCCTGCCATAACGAATTGTAATCTATTCATTGCTTTGCCTATGGTTAAGTTCTGGTCAGTTAGGTCTATTGAACCATTTGGAATGACTACTGCGTCAAAGTTAAAATCTTCTCTTGTGATTTCAGTGCCTTCGATGATTATGCTGTCGCCTAAACGTTCTCTCATTAACTTAAAAACCATTGTGTAAACTTTCTTGAGAGTATTCATCCAACGTAAAACTTCCATTTGTGCCGGGCCTTCTGCAACCTGCATTCCTAACTGAACTTCACCTTTAGTCTTTCCACCGCCTTTGTTCGTAGCGTTTCTAAAGAGTTGGTCAGTAGAACCAACGTATTCTTCTGTGTAAGCCTTGAGCAGTTGTGCTATTCTTTCACCTGATACATCAGTTCTGTTAATGTCATCAAGCCTAGCAATCTCTCCGTGTTGTTTGACTTTAACTCTCTGTCCGGGAATGAATCTTATACTATTAGCCTGTATTGCACTATTGGCTAAAACTGTGTAAACTGGTGCATTGTTTATCTCATCACGAATAAGCATATTATTAATTGCTCTCTCCTGAAACTCTTGTAATGCTCTTATCTTTTCAGGTATTCCGCGGGAAGCGTGCCAACGACAATCTTTAATCTCGTTGTCGTGTTTAACGTAATTCCACGTATCTAATTCATAAGGATAGCGAACTTTCTGTATAAGACTATCTTCGATAGATGCTACATCGGCAAGGAAACAAAATACCCAACGCTCATACTTATCCATACTATCGAGCTTAACCCACGTTTCGACTTCTTTAACTCTGAACAACTCGTCATCACCTTCATCGACTACGCCTTCGTTGCGTTCTTTAGAGGTCGTTATCATATCATCATCAGAAATAGACTTACCTTTTCCAGAGAAATCTATCTCTTTTAATTTATCAACTACCGACTTGTTGTATTTCTTAGAATCAGCACCTTCTTCCAGCTCTCGGCGTGTCAGATAATACTCATCAGTGATTCTGTCGGTAGTTTCTATATCAAGCGCCCACGAGGGAGGCGTTACTTTCTCAGGCGGGCGCACAAGAATATCCGGGTAACTTTCAATAACATCTAAATCAAACTCAATGATGTCTTTCTTTTTGAACTGTTCGAGAATATCGTCTATGACTTTTTTGTCATCTTCGTCTTCAATGTCTAAACCGAATCTCTCTGCTACGAACTGTTGTTTCTCTGCCACTGAAGCTTTTCTTAATACGTCGATAGTTTCTTCGGGATAGTCTTTAAGATTAAGAACTTTACGGATAGACTTCTTGCAGAATCTTTCAATTATTTTAAATATACAATGCCCTTTCTCTAAGAAGTTATCAGAGGACAATGCGAATACGGAGAGCAAATCTATTTTATTATTTAAGATATAATTAAGCCCTAACTCTGCCTTGCGTGCTTTCTCTTTGAGTTCAGGAGTTTCTTTAACACCTTCAGCTACTTGAACAAAAGCTTTCTTACGCGGAAGATAGGTTGATAGAATATAGTTAGGTTTCTGTTTGTTGATTATCTTGTCGGTCTCAGGCAACGGTATGTTGGGAGCGCCGGGATATGGTCTATTAGATACTCTCTTTAATCCTATGCGTTGATTGTTATTAGTAACTAACTTACGAAGCCAAGAAATACGATTGTCGCAATCGCTATCAACTTTCTTTCTTAACTTATCAAGATACTCTTTCCACTCTTGACTGAGTTCTCCTGTATCTGAAACTTCTTTTACATTTAGTTCGTCCATTATGCCTCGTTATGCTTCGTAGTCTGATTGTCTTGTTTCGCCGCTACTCATAGCGGTAATCATTTCATCATAAAGCGGTTGTATAATCTCTGCTTGCTTTCTATTGTAATCTACTTGAGCAGGTGTATAGTCTTGAGGGTTTATGAACTGTAAAGCCCATTGACCGTATACGAATGCGTCAGCTCTGTCAGGTGAGCAACCAAGTCTTTCTTTAGTCTTTATCTTAGGCTCTAACGCAACTTTACCGTTTGAATCAGCAACCTTGAACTGAACGTTTGAAAGCTGTCGTTTAAGTTCGTTATCTGTAAAGTAATCAATCTCTCTTTTCTGTATCTGTTCCATAAGATACCACCACATCTCTGTCCTACGATTGTAGTGTTGAATGGGGTCGGTGGCTTGTTCTGATGAGTTTATAACTATCACTCGTTTCTTAAGTTCTCCTAATCTATCGCATATCCCTTTACCGATGCCGATTGAATCTATTGCGAAATCATCGCAGTAATACTTATTACTCAACATCATCAGTTCACCGGCTATCTTCATTGTGTCGTCGTAATGCAGAATCATCTGCTCTTTGATTTTAGTATTCTCAATCACGTAAATCACGCACTCATCTCCACCCTGTGAAGGGTCGCAGGAAATCACTCGTCTGATGCCATCTCTGTAATGTTGAACACCTTTTAAGTTCTCTATCTCTTGAAGTTTGATTAAGACATTCTCATTTGAAGCAAGGAATGAACACAGATATTCTTGAGCGTAGATTGCGGGGAGTGTGGACATCTCTGCGAGTTTTATTTCAGCAGGGTCAAGATAGGGATTTTCTACTGATTGGAATAGATAGGATTTGAATTCATCTTCTCCCCGTAATCCCTTTTGATATAAGTCATGGAAAGAGTTAAGCCCTTTCGGTGTGCCTATGAATAACGCCTTGCCTTTAGTGTCTGTAAGTAATGGCCTGAGAACGGCTCCCCATAAGTCCATAGCGTCAGGGATAATTGCGAACTCATCAACAACTACGAAGTTAACACCGGCGCCACGTAAACTATCTGGATTATCACAGCCTTTAAGTTCTATTACAGAACCATTATGAAGTGTCATTGATAAGTCTGATTGATTTGTTGCTTTACGAATGTCTAATGGCACAGCTTCACAAAGCATTTTCCATGCAATCATCTTAGCTTGTTTGTATGTTGGTGCGATATACCAGTTGACTGAATTGGGAGTAGTTAAAGCGGAGATGAATAACTTATTGACTGAAAGAGTGGTTTTACCAAACCGACGTCCAGCTACTAAAACAATAAAACGCGCTTCATCATTGAAGACATCGTATTGCTTAGGATGTAGTTTAATGTTTAGGTCGAGCTTGGTCATCCTTTAAGATGTGGACATTGATATCGATTCCTCCTTCGTGCGAGGTCGGTTGAATGGGTTTACCGTCAAATCTATCGAATATATCTGTTATAGCTTCATGCTTACCTGATGTAGCGTTTAATAAGTGTCTTAAGGCTATAACATCTATTGCTTTTCCTTTCTCTCTAAGTTTAGTTAATGGATTGTCAAATTCTATTGAACCTCCAAGTAGTTTCTTAAGCGCAGTCATTGGAGAAGGGCCGCGCGGTTTCCTATGCTTAGGTTGCTTTTCTGACGAGAATGGTTGTAGGTTAGCTAAACTCTTTTTATTCATGGTCTTGTCTTATTCTCGACATTTATATTTTTCTTGTAATTATATTTCTCTAACTCCGGACAGTCAGTGTTTTTGTGAGGACAATTCCTTTCAGTTTCCCACGCAGTTAAATCTTTACGGTCAATATAAGATTGTTTCCTGATACAAGTTGATACGTTGCAGTTCATTCAATATCTCGCTTCCCTGGCTATCATGCGCCATTGTGGGATTAGTGATTTCTTAATTAAAAAATAATAGTGAAGTAAGTCCGGTGTAAGTTCTTTATAATCTTTAGAAACTTGTTTACCTTGCGTAAACGACAAAATGGTAAGTTTGTTATGTGTGTGCGGTTGCGCGAATGATGCTTTTCTGAAATGTATTTTTGTTTTCATTGATTGTTATTTAACAATCTTAGTATCGCATATGATTTACCATATCATATTCTTTCTGGTTTGTCAAATTATTTGTGGAATATCTTACAAGCTCTCTTCTCTTCTTTACTTT